TAGCAACCCAGATATCATTGTGAAAGTGATTGCGACATACATCTGTGCCCCAATATTGTAGTACCCATCTAGGTGTTATGTTCATTCCTAAACGATTGCTCCACCACTCGTCTTTCTGTTCACGCCATACTCGGCTAGCTTTTGTCGTACCTTCTAAGTATTCTCGGTCCCAACCAAAGACACTTGCTACTGCATCTTTGAGACTAGCAGCAAAGCTAACTCGCTTGAACCCATGATGTGTTGTGAGATAGTCAGCAATCGTGTCTTTGCCTGAACCAATCAAACCAGTGATGCCAATAATCATAAAAGAAAACTCCTGTAACATACTTATTATATTACAGGAGTGTGAAAAAGAAAAGAGTTTAGGTTAACCTTGTACCCATGTCAATGGTTGGCTATAGTCCACATACTTCTTCAAATCTTCGATTAGTAATTCCATTGCGGCTTTACCTTCTGCTTTCATAGCAGTACCGTTCAATGTTGTACCGCCACCTGGACCAGCAATAGTACCAAATTTCTCGCGGGCTTCACCTATCATAATCTTTAGTTGTGATAAGATAAAGTCACCAATCCATACTCCAGCGCCCGGATCCTGTAATAGTATTTCTTCTGTCTTTTGTACATCGGCCCATATCAATACACGCTCACCGGATCCTTTTGGATCACGCACGATACGCAATACTTTGGACACCGGGTTGAATGTATAAGTAACATAACCACCAAACATCCTTGCTGCTAACTCAACATAACCTGCATAAAAGTCATATGTTGCCATACCCCCGGCATAGTTATAGTTTAACAAGTATGTGTTTAAAATAGCACTAGAGAACGGATCAAATGAACTAGAACTGGGACCAGTCTCTAAGCCGATCGTTCTACGGAAAATACTTCGTACATTTATGAATTCCTGAGGTAAAGTGTAAGTATCTACATTCTTTTCAATGGTCATCAATATGTAAGATTCCTCTGTAGCAGCTTGTGCCCGTTGACGGTAGACTTTGATAGCGTAATTGTACGCTGCCTCGTAGTGCTGAGGATCCAATTCGATATCTATCATGCCGTCACCTAGACGATATCTAAGATTGGTGAATAGTCCCTCTTTTAACTCATCTAAGGTCAACCCTGAAGGGGTCGAAAGAGGATTAGCGGTTGGATATGTTGACATAAGTGTTACCTAATAATACTATTTATCAGGTAACACAACGGTCCTAGTATTACAAGTCGCCGTCTTTACGATTCTCGCTGTAAAATGCGTCAAACTGTCCACCCGGGTAGCGTGATTCTAGCTTACGAATATTCTCAGCAATCACTTCGTTAGGGTCTAAGTTCAATGCACGACACGCATTAATCCAATACCACATGACATCACCTAGTTCTCGTTTCATATGGTAAACGGCATCGTTAGTAAGTGCTTTTCCTTGAAAAAGAATCTTTTTGGGCACTTCAATAAACTCACCACTTTCTGCGGCTAAACCAAAACATGCAGTGATTAGTAGTGGCACATTGATATCAGGTCCATATTTCATTTGATTGTCTGCTGCATCTAGTTCGTAGTTAGCATCAATCCTATCGCATGTATCCATGAACGCGGTCAAGTTGGTACTAGGTTCGCTTGTTACTGCTGCAACAAACTCTTGGTATTTATTTAAATCAATCTTCATACATAATCCTTAAACATTTCTTTTCTACCTTTTTCACCCAATGTGGCCTCAAAGATTTCATTTGTTCTCTGTAGCATAGCGCAGGCTAGCATTAGCATTTCATTCTTGTCATCAGTCAATTCTATTGACTTGTCGATTAGGACCATTATCTCATCCATTCGGACTTTTACATGTTGTCTATCCATTTTAGAACGCTTTCAATATAATCATATTCTCGTTGAATCTTCCGTTAGGTACCGCACCTACTGCTTTGATATCTTTAAAATACTTTCTTGCAGCAGGCTTACTTCCCATCACTTCTTTGAGTTGATCACCGGGCTTGCGTAGTGTTTTCATCTCGCTAGTGTTCGTATCGAATCCTAGCATTGTATTACCCTTGATACTGAAAACTTTGCTGTACTCGTCCGCAATGTAGTGATGCAGTTTACGCTTTGCAGTATCGTAAACCCACGCCTCACTCGCACCATGAAGTTTCGTGGGATGCACACTAACTAAATCAAGTTTGCTTGCAACGTCCTTGAACAATTTCAAGTACTTAAGTTTAGCAACGATCTTTTCAACAGGAACCGCTTTGCGTTTACGCGGAGCCTTGCTTGCTTTCTTGATGCTGATGTAGCTGTTCAAGTCACCTAGCACACCGTCGATGAATTTCAGAATGTTACGAACCTGAATCTTACCTAGAAACGCATAGCCTTCTTTCAAAGACTCATCACCGTCACTTAGTCGCTGGAATTCATCTTGCTTGCGTTTCCAGATTTCAACAATGAGTGGGATATGTTGAGGCATGACATTGTATTTTGCAACAATGTCAACGGTCTTCACAGACACTTTACCTGTAGTCACAAAATCGTCAATCATCCCTTCCATCTCACCAGCAGCATCTTTTGCTTTTTCACGCAATACTTCTTGAATATTAGGGCGTGTGGATACCACTTCTTCTTTTACAATACTAGTTTGACTAGTTTTTACTTCACTAGTGGTAAGTGACTTTACCAATCGTTTGATATCATTTTGTAATGTGAGTTCTTCATGCTCAGTCAATTCTAGACCGCGCATAGTCATGCGTCCAACCCAGCACAATGTTAGAAGGAATTCGCTTTCATGTACTTTTCTAAGTAGCTTGGCTTCATCTGTGCGTTTGTTGTAATCTAGATATTGGCACAATAGTTCTTTGGCATCTTTTTTACTATAGAATCGATTGTACCATGTGAAACTTCTAGCAAGCGCCGAGAATCGTTGTTCAGTATCGGGTTGAACTGGGAAGAAAGGTTCTTCACCCATGTATTTTGTATCAGCATCGCGCGGGTTGAGTGCTTTCACAAACTGATCTTCTGACGGTTTTCTAGCCATATGTTACTCCAAAGTTTCAATTGAATACGTATTGTAGCACAGAAACCATTTGTTGTCAAGTTTTCGGTAATACAGTATCGTCTTTATTTACGATAAATAAGTGATAAAGTGAAATAACTATGCCTAGATTAAGCCTTTGGCGCCCTAATAAAACGAACGATTACAGATTTTTTGATAGGACCATATCAGAACAGTTCACTGTGGGTGCTACGGATCTGTATATACACAAATACTTAGGTCCAACAAATCAAGGACCTTCTATAGATTATACTCAACCAGAGTATGATGCATTAGCTCCGACTAATATACAAGATTTGTTATTCTTAGAGAATAGGGATAGAACATACGAAACTAGCATCTATCGGTTGCGCGGACATTATAACGTGCAGAACCTAGATTTTGACTTGAGTCAATTTGGATTGTTTTTGAACAACGATATCATTTTCGTCACTGTACATTATAATGACATGATAGACATCATAGGTCGCAAATTGATGGTTGGTGATGTTATAGAACTACCACACTTAGTTGACTACAACCCACTCAAAGAAACTATTCCAGTAGCATTGAAACGATTCATGCAGATAACCGATGCTAACTTCGCTAGCGAAGGATTCAGTCAGACTTGGTTCCCTCATCTATGGCGAATCAAATGCGAGCCATTAGTTGACAGCGAAGAATTCAGTCAGATACTAAGTGCTCCTATAAACGAAGATACATATCTTGGTATATGGGAAAAAGATAAAGCTTACCCTGCAGGATACATCATAACATATGGAGATAAGAATTATCTATCATTGACGGATGTGCCTATCGGAATATATCCACCTGATCCAGACTATTGGGAACTAGATACCACCTCTAACTTGAAAGATATCTTGGCTACTTATAATACTAATATAGCGATAAACGATGCAGCACTAAGAGAAGCTGAACGCATCGTACCTAAATCTGGGTATGATACTAGCAACCTATACGTGGTACCTACAT